ACCTTCGCGCGGCTCACATCGTCCGCCCTGAAAAATCCGATCATGGACCGAATGTATTTGAACTTCTATTTTTTCAGCGTTCCTCTTCGAATTCTTTGGACGAATTTCGAGAAATTCATGGGCGCTCAGGACAACCCGGACGACTCGACCGATTTCGTAACTCCGAAAATCACATCGACCGCCGGTACCGGCTGGGCGATCGGCTCTCTGTACGATCATTTCGGCGTCCGCACCGGCACCACGAACGTCACAACCCACAATTTCTTCGGTCGTGCCTACAACTTGATCTGGAACACTTGGTTCCGAGATCAAAATCTTCAAGACTCCGTCGTCGTTGACCTGGACGACGGACCAGATACCGCAACTGACTACGTCATGCTGAAAGCGAATTACTGGCACGACTATTTCACCGCGGCACTTCCTTGGCCGCAAAAGGGCGATGCCGTCGAAATGCCGCTGGGAACGTCTGCACCGATTACCGGACTTGGCGTTCTAAGCTCTGACAATGCCCCTGCAGGCGTAGCCGGCGGGACCTACAAGGAAACCGGCGGGACCTCGCGCGTGTACACCGAAGCCTGGTCCACAGCCTCAGACTCCGTCGCCGTAGAAGTCGAGGACTTCGCGGGCACTAAGTATCCCAAAGCCTACGCCGACCTTTCTGACGCCACAGCTGCCACGATTAACGAGCTTCGACAAGCCTTCATGGTCCAGTCACTCCTAGAACTCGACGCCCGCGGCGGGACCCGCTTCACTGAAATTATCTTGAATCACTTCAATGTGATGACCGGTGACTTCCGCGTTCAACGTCCCGAATATCTCGGTGGAACTCGAATTGACATTAACTCGAACGTGGTCCCTCAAACTTCGTCAACGTCCGGTTCGAACGCCCTCGGCCAAGTCGCCGGCTACGGCACTGCCTCCGGCAACGGCATCGGCTTCACGAAATCTTTCGTCGAGCACTCGGTGGTCATCGGACTTGCTTGTGCAAGGTCCGAGAACACCTACCAACAAGGCACGAATCGCATGATGTATTATTCCACGCGATTTGATTTCTTCTGGCCGAAACTGCAACTTATGGGCGAACAAGCGATTCTCAATCGCGAAATCTTCACTCAAGGAACTGCCGCCGATTTGGAAACTTTCGGCTATCAGGAACGCTGGGGCGAATGCCGTTACAAGTCTTCCGAAATCCGAGGGCAATTCCGCTCTGATGCTGCTTCTTCGCTCGATGCCTGGCACCAAGCGCGCGATTTCGCTGCGCTCCCGGTCTTGAACGACGAGTTCATTGAACTCGCCTCTCCAATCGACCGCGCACTTGCACTCACCACTGGACCCGACTTGCTTGTGGACTTCGCGTTCAACTTCAAGCACGCACGCCCGATGGTCGCTAAACCCGTACCTGCGACCCTCGGGAGGTTTTAATGATTCGCATTCTGAATCAAATGACCTCCGCCAAAAAAGAGTTTCGCTTCGAAATTCCCGGCGTCGGCGGTGATTTCACCGACGAAGGTGGCGGCGGCGTTCTTGGCTCTGGCAACATGCGCGGCCTTATAGGCGCTGCAGGCGGCCTTGCAGCTGCTCCGTATCTTTTCGGAGGCGCAGGAGGCGCCTCCGCCGCCGCGGCTGGCGGCTCCTCCATGGCCTCCTGGGCGCCATGGATGCTCGGCGCCCAGTTCGCCGGCGGGCTTTGGTCCAACGCAGAAAATGCCCGCCTGGCCGGCAATCAAATGGACTTCCAAGAACGAATGTCCGGAACGGCCCACCAGCGCGAAGCAGCCGATCTCGAGTCCGCAGGCTTAAACCGGCTGCTTACACTTGGCGGCGGAGCCAGCACACCAACGGGAGCGACTGCAGGCATGAATAACCCAATGGAAGGCGCTGTCTCGAGCGCAATCGAGGCAACGATGATGAAAGGCGCTCTGACAAAGCAGCAGCTCGAAAATCAGAACCTCGAGACACAAAATTCGGTGATGCGATCTCAAAAGCACAAGACAGACACCGAAACGAAAATTCTCGGCAAGGATGCCGAGAAAGCGTCCTTCTTCGAAAAGCTGTGGAACAAACTCAACCATCAGTTCGACTCCACGGCTTCTGACGCTGGGAAATTAAAAAAGAATTTCAACTTCGAATCTTCAGACAACAGGTCGAAATTCGTTCCAACGAAACCCAACCCGTCCAAAAATCCAATCAGACTTTTCAATCACTAGGAGCAAACATGAAAAAAATTGCTGAAAAACGACCAGACGGATCTCTCCGCGTCAAATTGGTCTTCGAAAGGAAGACCAAAACTCAACAACATATGTCGGATGCTACCGACATTAATCGCATCATGGCGCGATATCTCAAAAACGGAGGGAGCCTTGAAAAGCTTCCCGACCCATTCGGCGCTTACGCCGACCTCTCAGACCTTGGAGACTTCCAAGAAAACATGAACAAGGTCGCGCACGCGACCTATCTCTTCAATCTTCTTCCTGCAAAGTTGCGAGAGGAACTCCGCAACGATCCATCAAAATTGGAGCCTTGGCTCCAAGATCCAGACAATCATCCTCGAGCGGTCAAAATGGGGCTCATGAAACCGAAACCACCTGCCGTCACAAACGACAAATTTCAAACAACGAAAGACGGCAAACTCACGGAACCGAGCCCCGCATCCGCTCAAAAAACAAAAACCGGCGAGTAATCTCGCCGGTTTCAATCAAGCGAAGCGCGATCAGTCTTAAACCTCCTTCGACGAGGGACCCCGGAGGGAACTCCCGAGTCCCCAGGTGGGTGTTAGGGAGGGTGAAACTCCTCCCTTACGCGCACAAAAATAAAACAACCAACTATCTTTACAAAAAGCCTGGAGGACACAACCTCCAGGAACCGAAAAACGCGGCAAGCGCTGCCGCACAACCAGGAGAGAACCATGGAAATGCAACTCATCAGCCTTCGAGACTCGAAAGGCGAAGCCTTCACTGCACCGAAGGCTCACAAAACAATCGGCGAAGCCGAACGCTTCCTTCAGCATCTTGTCAACAACCCCGCTGAAGGAAACTTCCTGCACCTGTATCCCGAAGACTTCGACATGTATCACCTCGGCTCGTTTGATGATCAAACAGGCAAAATGAAGCTCTTCGATTCACCACGTCATCTGACGAAAGCGATCAGCTTCCGGAAACCGTAAAAAAGTCGGGGCCTAAATCACTTCCTTGTTGTATTTAGGCCCACTGACACCAATCATGGTGTCACACCTTAAAACGTCACGGAGGACAGATATTATGAAACGCAGAATTATGAGCAAAAGAGCCAGTAAGCGAACCTTCAAAAAGGCCTCCGGGACTCACAAGCTCAACACTCTGAATCCGCGCCGGATGCGCGGCGGTATTCGGCTCTAAAAAAAAAGGACATGCAATTGCGCTGCACATCCCCTAGAACCGTCGGCTTTCGTGCCGATGGCAAAACGATAGCCTGGTCCCAGAAAGTATTTAGCAAGGAATACGCGACATTTCAACTTCCCTGTGGGAAGTGCATTGAATGTCGCCTCGAATATGCCCGAACCTGGGCTATCCGCTGCGTTCACGAAGCGCAAATGCATCTCGAAAACTGCTTCATCACGCTGACTTACGATGAAGCAAATCTCATGTCTCCAAAGCTCCAGTATCGAGATTTTCAATTATTCATGAAACGCCTACGACGGGCGTTTCCCAATCGGCAGATCGGATGCTTCGTCACAGGAGAATACGGTGAACGTACGAAAAGACCGCATTGGCATGCTATTTTATTCAATTGGGCACCTCCTGACGGCGCCTTTAAATACCAAAACGAAAGAGGAGACAGAGCTTATGAAAGCTCTGTTCTACACAGAATATGGGGAATGGGCCTTGCAGAATTCGGATCGGTTACTTTTCAAAGCGCCGGCTACGTCGCGCGATACGCCGCTAAAAAACTTGTGCATGGCCCTGACGGAGTTCACGATTACGAACCCGTATCGAAGCGAAGCTCTCGATACGCTATTGGCAAAACATGGCTTGAAAAGTATTGGAATGACGCCCTTTCTCAGGGCGGAATTAGACTCAGCGATGGAACCTCTTGTCCTCTCCCACGATATTACATCAAATGGATTCTCCGAAATCATCCGGATGCGTACCTCGATTTCCTCGGAGGAGTGAAAGAAAAAAAAATCAAGGCCGCTATCGCGGCCAACGCTCGAGACGCGCTTTCACGCAAGTCCCGCGTCTCAAAGAACGATGCCCGACGTGAACTCCAAAAACAAAAATTCGACTATCTTCAGTCGAAACTAAAATTCTAAGGAGAGTGCAATGAATCTCGGCGATCGCAACGCAGCCTCACGCTTCTCGATGACCCCGCAAGTGCACACAGGACGGTCACAGTTTGACCGAAGTCATACGGCGAAGGACACGATGTCCTTCGACGAACTGACCCCCTTCTTCATCGACATTGCCCTTCCTGGCGACACGATGAACCTGCGAGCGCAAACCTTCGCGCGGCTCACATCGTCCGCCCTGAAAAATCCGATCATGGACCGAATGTATTTGAACTTCTATTTTTTCAGCGTTCCTCTTCGAATTCTTTGGACGAATTTCGAGAAATTCATGG